CTCGGTGCAGCGGTGACAGCCTTAACCATGTTCGTGTCACTGGGTTTGAGGGATGTGACGATTTTTGGGCGTCGTATCTCTCGTCCTCCAGGTGAAATTTTGGTAGCTTCGAGCTTAGTTAGCGACTTGTCAGGGCCGGAATTGGCGAGAGATTTGTAGATGGTCTTGCCCATCGCCATAACATTTGAAGGTGTGGCAACGCGGGCAATCTCATTAACGATTTGTCGGCCCATGGGTTGTGTGAAAGTTGAGACGTCATACTGTGGTCCGTTGAAGGCTGCACGGGAAGGAGAACGTCTAGCAACACGAGTTTGGGGGTGGCGTACAGCGACTGCGTGGGAATGACTCATAATGTAAACTAATTGTATAATTGAACGTTTGTTGTATGTGCGGGTAAAGCAAAAGTGGGTTTATATGTAAACTTTTAAAACGGTCGGGGTGTCCAAGAGGAAACACCCCGCTTTACCCGATCGTGGGCCCCTAAGGCCCTTTATTCACTCTCCGTTGACGTCGCGTGCTGATAGGTTCAGTACGTTTGTCAATCGGAAGAGTGGTACGATTGGTTAACTCGACGATTTTGTTCTTGCGTCGGTCTGGTTTGACTCCGGTGTGGGGTTTTATCTTGCAAAAAGAATGCGCAGCGTTGTCGGGTTTCGTCATACGAACGTGTTTACGGATGACTTCGCCATTGACAACTGATTCATGCGCGGCTTCAAGTGGCAGCTCAGCGCAGAAATTGGGGCACTCGAGTAACTGGCTGACAAAAGTGCAACCGTCCAACCAACGCAGGAACGATGCGTAGTCGAAGTATGGCATGTCGTGCTCGACGATAGACGTCATCCAATCACCGGGCAGGTTCGGGTATTGGGACGAAACTTCGTCGGTTGTTCGAAAACCTCGTAGCTCACGTCGGATGGTCTCGACGCTTAGTGAGCTTGTGTTGAGGGCATTGTACTTCTGAATCAGTGGACCCAGGATAGGTGTGTTGCTGTCACTGAGTGCGAATTGGAGGAGTTTCGACCCGAGTTTTTCGACGGCAGTCACGTTTGGTGGCAGTGTTATCGTAACGTGGAGTTTCTTCAAATGCCGCGCTACAGAACACATTGATGAAGATTCACCGAACCAAACATCGGGGCTATAGACGCGGGATAAAAACGTCACGCCGGCTTTGCCACGAGCAATGGTGTCGATTTCCAAGGATTGGCCGACCATTTTGGCGGCTTTTGTGTACGATTGAATGCTGATGTTAGGTGTCAGGCCATCGTCACCGCCGTATGCGCCGAGGAGTTCCCACGATTCGCG